ATAGCGGAGTCTAATCAACTCATTTCCAAGCAATATCATTGCTTTATGAAGGATGCGGGGTGCGATATGCAGGGGATGAGCGAGCGCCAATATGCCGCCCATGTCGGCCTGTCGCGGGGTGCCATCCAGAAGGCCAAGGATACCGGGCGGCTGGTTCAGCACGCCGATGGGTCGATTGATCCGGCCGCATCCGATGTGCACCGCGCCGCGATGACGGATCCGGCAAAGCAGCGCGGTGCGTCAGCGAATGCCCCGCCACCGGCACCCAAACTGAAGCCGGTGCCAGACACTGCGCTGTCGGCGGTTGGCGACACCCTGCGTGAGGAAGGGTTGCCCGCCCCAGTCACTGGCGGCGGCACCACTTTCCTTCAAGCCAAGACTGCCAACGAGGTGCTGAAGGCGCAGGAGCGCAAGCTGAAGCTCGCGAAGCTGAAGTGCGAGTTGATCGACCGGGACCGCGCGGTGGGACTGGTGTTCCGGCTGGCGCGGGAGGAACGCGACGCCTGGGTGACCTGGCCCGCACGGGCGGCGGCTCTGATGGCGTCGGAATTGGGGGTGATGATCGAGGATCACGGAAGTCTGGAGCCCGTCATGATGCAGAAGGTTCTGGAAGCCCATGTCCGTGCCCAACTCGACAGCCTCGCCGAGGTCCGAATCGACCTTCGCTGAGACCGACGCCTTCGACGGTGCAGATCGCCTATTGCGGGAATGGGGCCGGGGGCTCCGGCCGGATGCCAATCTGACAGTGTCGGAATGGGCCGATGCGCACCGAATGCTGGGATCGCGGGCCAGCGCTGAACCGGGCCGCTATCGCACAGCGCGCACGCCCTACATGCGCGAGATCATGGATGCGCTGTCGCCGAGTTCCGCTGTCCAGCGCATCGTGTTCATGAAGGCGGCACAGGTCGGCGCGACTGAAGCCGGGAACAACTGGATCGGCTTTGCCATCCATCATGCGCCGGGGCCGATGCTCGCGGTGCAGCCGACGGTGGAACTGGCGAAACGCAACTCGCGTCAGCGGATCGATCCGCTGATCGAGGAAAGCCCGGAGCTGCGCGAACGGGTCAAACCAGCGCGCTCGCGGGATGCGGGCAACACGATGCTGTCGAAGGAATTCGCGGGCGGCATCCTGATCATGACCGGGGCGAACTCGGCGGTCGGACTGCGCTCGACCCCGGCGCGATACATTTTTCTGGATGAGGTCGATGCCTATCCGGCCTCGGCCGACGATGAAGGCGACCCGGTTAGTCTGGCCGAGGCGCGGTCTCTGACCTTCGCCCATCGGCGCAAGGTGTTTCTGGTCTCCACCCCGACGATCCGGGGGCTGAGCCGGATCGAGCGGGAGTACGAGGCCAGCGATCAGCGCCGGTTCTTCGTGCCATGTCCGCATTGCAGCCAGTTCCAGTGGCTCAAGTTCGAGCGGCTGCGCTGGGACAAGGGACGACCCGAGGCGGCGGCCTATCATTGCGAGGGCTGCGACCGCGCCATTGCAGAACATCACAAGACGGCATTGTTGGAGGCGGGCGAATGGCGGGCAACCGCTGTCGCCACCGATCCAGGCACCGTCGGCTATCACCTCTCGGCGCTTTACTCGCCGATCGGCTGGCTCAGCTGGGAGCGGATCGTGCGGGCATGGGAGGCAGCGCAGGGCTCGGATGAGGCCATCCGGGCGTTCAAGAACACGATCCTCGGCGAAACATGGGTGGAAACCGGCGAAGCGCCGGACTGGTCGCGGCTCTATGATCGCCGCGAGACATGGAAGCCGGGCATTGTGCCGGCGGGCGGGCTGTTCCTGACCGCCGGGGCTGACGTGCAAAAGGACCGGATCGAGGTCGACGTCTGGGCCTGGGGCCGGGGCGGCACGAGCTGGCTGGTCGATCATATCGTGATCGAGGGTGGCCCAGACCATCAGGGTGCGTGGGCCGAGCTGACAAAGCTTCTGGATCGGACGTGGGTGCATCAGAACGGGGCACAGCTACGGCTGGCCAAGCTCGCAATCGACACCGGCTACGAGGCTCCGGCCGTTTATGCCTGGTCGCGGCGGCAAGGCGTGGCGCAGGTTGCCCCGGTCAAGGGCGTCGAAGGGTTCAACCGTTCCAGCCCGGTATCGGGCCCAACCTATGTCGATGTAACCGACGCGGGCAAACGCCTGCGCCGGGGTGCTCGGCTTTGGACCGTGGCGGTGGCCACCTTCAAGGCGGAGACCTACCGCCATCTCGGTCTGCCGCGCCCGACGAAGGAAGAATTGGCCGAGGGCGTAACGTTCCCGCCCGGCACGGTGCATCTGCCCGATTGGGTGGACAGCGAATGGCTCAAGCAGTTGGTGGCCGAGGAACTGGTCACGGTTCGCACCAAACGCGGCTTTGCCCGGCTTGAATGGCAAAAGCTGCGTGAACGCAACGAGGCGCTGGATTGCCGGGTCTACGCCCGCGCGGCTGCCTGGATTATCGGGGCAGATCGCTGGTCAGAGGCGCGCTGGGTCGATCTGGAGGCGCAGGTGGCAGGGGACGGCAGCGACAATGCGGATCAAGACAAGGGTGCTGCAGGATCCATCCGTGCGGTGCGCAGTCCGGCGCGGCGCAGGACTGTGACGTCGAATTACATGCGTTGATCGACCCGAGTCTGATGCTGCTTCATTGCAGACAGCATTTCTTGAACTTCTTGCCGCTGCCGCAGAGACATGGGTCGTTGCGGCCAACGGAAGGTGCAGGGTTCTTTAAGAACTCGGTCCAAGGAGCCACGCGCAGATCGTTGCTGACCTTGCGCACCTTTTGCTGCTCGAAGAACGCATCTGTGTAGCAGTGCCATTTCGACAGCTCAGCGATGGAATCAGTGATCAGTCCCTCGCCATAACGGGGGTTGCCTGGGGCACCGTTCGCATCGCGCGTCGCCTGCAGATCTTCAACAAAATGCGAGAAGTCGCAGTAATCCTTGGGGATCAGGCCTTTGTCGAAAAGTTCACGAACTGCTTCGGTCATGTCATCAAGACCAAGATCGGCAATGGTTTCGGTCCACCCCATCAGCACATCTGTCGATGCCTTGAGGTGGCGCGTCCGGAAGGTCCGGATGAAATCCTCGATCGCAGGGCGCTGATCAGGATGGATGTCTGCGATCAGGACAAGGGCGCTCATCAGGGAGCTGCGCGCGAAATCGTCGGCTTGCAGGTCAAGAATGGCCTCGAACAAGGGCTGCAGATCGCCATCAAAGGTGCCCGCGATGACGCGAAAACTGACTTCCGTCACCGCATCACCGAGGGTGTGATCGATGGTTTTGGTCGGGCAGCGCAGCATGTGAAGCAAGGGGCGATAGGCATGCGTGACCCGCCATTCGCCTAGCAGATAGAAGACCGGGATAAGTGCCATCAGATCAGCGCCGCGCATGGCGGACACGTTTTGGCGCCCAAGCCGCGCGGCCAGTTCGAGGAAGATTGGCGTCATTGCATTACGCTGCTCGCCTGCAGCGGCCATGGCGGCCTTTGGGAACATGTCGTCCCGCGCAAGCTCGCGCATGATTTCGGAGGGGGTCATGGGTTTGCTTTCAATGGAGGGCAGGCCCATCAACTGAAACACTTTTCACCCAAGGGTCAATTCATATGACGACAATCACCGATCTTAAAACCCGCCGTGACGCCCTCTCGGCGCAGCGTTCCTCAGGCGTGGCGCGGGTCAGCTACGACGGCAAGACCGTGGATTATCGCAGCATCGCCGAAATCGACCGGGCCATTGAGGTACTGGACCGCGAGATCGCAGCGGCCGAGGGGCGCAAGATTATCCGCCAAGTGCGCGTGATCACCAGCAAAGGGCTGTAACGCATGGGCTGGTTTGATGGCTTTCGCCGCCGGGGAACCGGCGGTCCAAAAGACGTGCGCGCGCGACTGGAAGGGGCAATGTCGCAGCGGCGCTTGCGGGGCTGGCAACCGCCCTTGGAGAATATCAACTCGCTGGTTGCCTCGGGCGGCCCGCGTCTGCTGGCGCGGTCGCGTGAGTTGGTGGTGACCAATGGCTACGCGGCAAATGCCTGCGAGGCCTTTGCGTCGAATTTGGTGGGCGACGGGATCAAGCCGTCGTCGCTGATTGAGGATCCGGCTCTGCGCGATCAGGTCCAGCGGTTGTGGCTCGCCTGGACCGATGAAGCGGATGCTGACGGTCTGACCGATTTCTACGGGTTGCAAGCGATGGTGGCGCGCGAGATGTTCGTCGCGGGCGAATGCTTTGTGCGGATGCGCCCGCGCCGGTCCGAGGATGGCCTGCTGGTGCCGATCCAGCTGCAGCTATTGCAGTCTGAAATGCTTCCCTTCGAGAAGACAGAGGCCGCCGCCAACGGCAACCCAATACGTTGCGGGATTGAGTTTGACCTGATCGGACGGCGTGTGGCTTATCACTTCCGGCGCCGTCACCCCGGCGACAGCACGGACCAGACCATGCCAGTGCCGCTGACGACCCGGGTGCCAGCCGAGGATGTTCTGCACATCTACCGCCCCATTGACGCAGGGCAAATCCGGGGGTTGCCGCATATGGCGCCTGCCATGGTGCGGCTGTTTTTGCTCGACCAATATGATGACGCCGAACTGGACCGCAAGAAAACGGCTGCGATGTTCGCAGGCTTCATCACCAAAACAGCACCCGAAGAGCAGCTGATGGGCGAAATCGAGGCGACCGACGATAGTGGGGCCACCGTCAGTCTGGAACCCGGGACTCTGCAGGTGTTGTTGCCCGGCGAAGACGTCAAGTTCTCCAGCCCTGCCGATGTTGGCGGCGGCTATGAGGCGTTTCA